GTGCCTGGAGGATTGTCGCTGGGGTCGCTGCCAATAGGATGCCCTGTACCTTGGCTGCCATCTGTGCTGATGGGAAGATTGTTCACAAACACGGTCTTGGCCACGCAGAGATCAATCACACCACCAGCAGAGTTGCGATCAGTCAATCTATGCACACGACGAGCTGGTCGTCCTTGGCTGCCTTGCTTGACTGGCTGTTTGACGCCTTCGGGCGGTTTTTCTCCTGGCTTGTTGGCAGGATCTTTTTCACTGCGTGACTCATCGGGCTGTGCTACTGAACGATCGTCTCCGGTCTTGTCATACTTGGGGTCACCTGTTATACCACCCCTATCAGTATGCAAACTGCCAGCGTCTGGCCTTCCCATAGAAAAGGCATCAGCATACGGCTTACCTGTCTTGGGATCTACCAGCTCAGGATTGGTCTGTCCTTGCGGACCGCGTCCATTGGCAAAATTACCATCAGACTGTGGTCTGGCTTCAAAGTGATTGTGTGGCGGTGTACCTTTGGCATTTCCGCTATCGCCAACAGAACCTATCCAAGTTCCTGGTGGTATCGTATCACCTCGGTTGTATCTTCCGATGTCACCAAAGTTTTCAAGATGTGAATTCTGATAGACAGTTCCATTACGATCTATCAGTTCCACACGCTTGCCATAACTGCCGCTGTCGGTCACGCGGCCCAATGTCATTTCACTGTTGTTGAACATAGGGGTACCACGCGGAGCAGCATAGTCGCCGCCCGCGTGTGCCCTGGATCCTCCAGAACGAGAAGCACCCCAACCTGATATGAAATTGGACAACAGCTTTTCCTTTTTACTTCAGGATGCCAGCATCCGCGGGCATGATGCCTGTGGTTCCTTGTATATACTGATTGGCCAAGGTCTTGGCTGTGTTTACACAGTTCAGCACATGTGACTTGGCAAACTGGAACTGGTGCACACTTGGGTCTGCGGTCAGCATGTAAGGCACCATGGTCGCACCTTGTTGACCCATGGCCAACACCACTGGCTTGTCTAGTGAATATGTATCGCTTTCAGCAGATACCAACTTGCCTACTACTTCATCTCCAGAGACCAGCTTCAAGCTGACGATGTCTCCAGGTTTGGTTACGTTAATCAATAGCATGAGATCCTCCATTACAGACTATTTACCCAACAAAAAAGCCCGTGTAAAACGGGCCTTTTTCCTGCTGGACCTTGGAAGGATTTAGACTAGGTCAGTGGTGTCTAGGAACTCTACGAAATCAGTGTATCCACCAACATAGGTACCATTGACGAATATCTGCGGCACAGTCTTGACTTCTTGTCCTGCACGCTGGATCATCTCTTCTCTGAGCGTTTCCTGCTCATCCACTTTGTATTCCTTGAGTTCCCAATCCTTGCGTGTCACAAGATTCTTGGCACGAACACAGTATGGACAAACCTTGGTCCCGTATATTTCCACGAGGGGCCTGGCCTGATTGACGATTTCCATGTATGTCTCCTTTTATAATTTGAATCCCGCAAATGTATCTGCGGTAATATCTTGTTTGATGCCGCCTACTATGTAGCTCTCGATTTCAGTTTCCTGTGGAGCGTTCTGTAGGCCTTTGGAACTGAGCCAATGCTGAGTCCAAGGCAGAGGATTGTCTGATCGGCGATCATATATCTCGTTGTAGTTCATAGCACGCAGGCGGCGATTGGCCATGTATTCAATATAACCATGCAACAGCTTTTCGTTAAGACCCACGATGGCACCATGACTGAACAGGTAATTAGCCCATTCCTTTTCTTCGTTCACTACCTTGCGATATATCTCATACACATCGTCGTCACAGTCTTTCATCACTTCCAGCATCAACGGATCATCTCCTCGTTGCCAGTTCTTGATGATGTGCTGACTGATGGCCAGATGCTGTGACTCATCCCTAGCAATCAGGCTCACTATCTTGGCAGAGCCTTCCATCTTCTTCAATTCACCAAATGCAAAGGTACAAGCAAAGCTCACATAGAAACGCAGTCCTTCCAGAGCATTCACGTTCATCAAGGCCAGGAACAACAAACGACGCAGTTCCTTTGGATCACCTTTTCCGGTCACTTCCCAAGTCTTGGCATAGTCGATGAACCGGTCATATGCTTCTGTCACACTCTTGGCACGTGCCACGATCTTCTCGTCATCCAGGATGGTGTCAAACACTTCAGCTGGATTGCTATACACATTCTTGACGATATGGGTGTATGAACGGCTATGGATGTTCTCAAAGAACTGCCAAGCATTCATGCAGCTTTCCAGTTCTGGTAGGCTGCAATAAGGACCAAATGCCTGTAGCACTCCACGACCTTGTACCGAGTCCAGGAGAGTCTGATACTTGAGATTGGCAGTGAAGATAAACTTCTGCTCATCACGGAACTCAAGATAGTCACTGCGATCCTTCTGCAGGCTGACTTCTTCTGGTCGCCAAAAATAACCCAGCTGCTGTTGTGTCAGCTTGTCGAACACAGGATACTTGAAAACATCATATCTTTGTGTGTTGGGTTCGGCACCAAAGAACATCATTTCTTTGGTGAAGTCGACCTTGTTCCGGTTGAATACTGTGGACATCTCGCGTCTCTTCTTTTATTAAATTGTGCAGGCATCGCATGCAGCGTCGTCGCTGGCGTTAATTGGTTCGGCGGCGGCCAATGGTGCTGGTGGTGCATCATCCACGCTGTCGTCGCTCTTCATGTCGTAGGTGTTGTGATAGTAAGAAGTCTTCCAACCCCACTTGTATGTCATCAGCATGTCCTTGACAAACACGCTCATGGGCACTTCGTTGTTGGGATACTGTGTGGGATTGTAACTCCAGTTGCCCGAGATACTCTGATCAAAATACTTCTGCATGGCAGCGATGACCTTGAAGTAACCTTCATTGCTGGGCATGTCCCACAGGAGCGTGTAGTAGTTCTTCAGTCCTTGATAGCTGGGGACGATCTGCTTGAGAGGTCCCTTCTTTGATTTCTTGACTGAGAGGAAAGCTCGCGGTGGTTCGATTCCATTTGTTTCATTAGAAACCACTGACGACGACTCGCTTGGCATCTGTGCTGAAAGCGTAGAATGGCGGAGGCCATGTTCTTTGATATCATTGCGCAATCCTTCCCAGTCGTAGTGTAATTTTGAATCAAGGAATTCGTCCACTTCCTTCTTGTATGTGTCAACAGGCAAGATGCCTTGTGCATACTTGGTGCGATCAAAGAACTCGCAGCGTCCTTTCTCTTTGGCCAAGTTGACCGAGGCCTTGAGCAGATAATACTGGAATGCTTCTGTGAGCCTATTCACTGCCTGTGGTGCGTCTGGGCTGTGATAGAACAGCTTGAGTCTTGCTAGATAGTGTGCCAGACCGATATAGCCAATGCCCAAGCTGCGGCGGGCCTTGGTGCTGCGTTCTGCTGCGGCTACCGGGTAACCCTGATAGTCAATGATCTCATCCAAAGCACGCACAGCCAGATCACACAGGTTCTCAAAGTCATCCAGGTTTCGCAGCGTGCCTACATTGATGGCACTGAGGATGCAGAGAGCGATCTCACCATCACCTGACAGGCTCTGGATGGGATCAGTTGGCAAGGTGATCTCTTGACACAAGTTGCTCATGCGCACAGGATCCAAGAAGCTGCTGTGGCTGTTCACATGATCCATGTTCATGATATAGATGCGACCAGTTTCCGCACGTTCCTTCAGGATCTCAGTAAACAGCTTCATGGCATTGATGCTTTTCTTGGGCGTGTTCTTGTCTGCTTCATACTTGAGATAGAGCGCATCAAACTGTTCGTTGTCACCAAATGCTTCATACAGTCCAGGAACATCATGAGGCGAGAAAAGGGTTATGTCTCCACCAGACAATAGACGTTCATAGAATATCTTGCTGAGCTGTATGGAATAGTCCAACTTGCGCACGCGGTTGTCTTCTGTGCCCTTGTTGTTCTTGAGCACGATGATGTCTTCGATTTCTTTGTGCCAGATGGGAAAGTGCACAGTAGCTGATCCGCCACGCACACCATTCTGTGTGCAGCTTCGTACCACTGCTTCGTAGACTTTAAGGAAGGGGATGACACCAGTATGTGCGACCTCACCTCCTCGGATTTTACTGACGATGGCACGCACCCTTCCCATGTTCAACCCAATACCTGCACGTTGGGCTATGTAGTAGCCAACTGCGGTGCTGCTGTTGAACAAGCTATTCAGCGTATCATCAACATCAACCAACACACAGCTGGCGAACTGTCGGATGGGAGTCCTGACACCGCTCATTACTGGCGTAGGGATGTTGATCTTGAAAGTAGAAATGGCATCATAATACTTCTTGACGTAAGACAGTCTCTTCTCACGTGGATATCGTTGGAACAGGGTAGCAGCGATCAACATATACATGTATTGTGGTGTCTCAAAGATCTTGCCGTTGCTGCGATCCTGTACCAAATACTTGTCAACGATCTGCCTCATGCCTGCATAGGTAAAGTGTAGATCTCTGTCATGGTTCATATAACCGTTGAGGGTTTCCCATTCCTCAGCAGAGTATGCTTCGATGATGCTCTTGTCATAAACGCCTCGATTGGCATTCTTCTTGACAAGATCGATCAGAGGTATGTAATCAAACTGGCCAAACACATCCTTGCGCAGTCCGTATAGCAGCAAGCGGGCGGCCACATATTGATAGTTGGGTTTTTCTAGGCTGATGAGATCACTGGCGCTGCGCACCAAGATCTCCTGGATGTCAGCTGTGGTCATGCCATCGTGAAACTGCAAGTCTGCGTTCATTTCCACTTGGCTGACGCTGACTCCGCTGAGTCCGTCGACTGCCTCCTCGACCATTCTGTGTATCTTGTTTATATCCAGCTGCTCTTTGCGTCCGTCTCTCTTTATCACGTAGATTGGTTTCTTGTCTGTCATGGTTTTCTTCTCATTGAATCTGTCGAGGATGAGGTATTTACATCTCCGTCCACTTCTATATCTACGCCTTTATACGGCTCTTAAAGACCTCGTAGGCGTGGGACGATAGCATTTCCGTTCCTGTATCCAACCGACTCATGTCGGTCAATTCTCCTGCATTATAATTGATCAGCCAGCGATTGTCTATGACCGGAACCAGTATTATCTGCCGTCTTTCAACATCGTTAAGCACACCCAATGTAACACGAGTTCTTTGGTCCAAGGGTGCTACCATCCAAAGGCTATAGGCCATTGCCACGCTGGTCAGTGTATGGTCCAAAGGACCCGATGCCAGCAGCGTCCATGGATCTGGCCACGTGTCCGTGGCCCATGGGGTAGATATCTTGGATAAGGTAGGCACTTGCGCCCACCATTCGGCGGTCCGTCGAGCGGATTCCAGTAGATCATGGTCCTCCAGTGACTTGCGAAAAGATCGCCAGAGAACCAACCTAGACTCAGGTGTTGATTCCCAATTCACTGTGTGTACCAGAGCTTGATCGTGTAATAGAGGGTTCCTGCTGCGGCTGAACTGTTGGTGTAGTTCAGCTTGAATATGTCATCGCCATCGATCTCGCCTGAAAAGGTGACCGTGGGTGACCCGATAGCGTTGCTGCTGTCAGCCACGCTGATGTCTATGCCATTGGATATCATACGTATCTGTCCTACCTGCATGTTGCCGGATGTGTCTTTGAGGCTGTAATCAACGATGGCTGTGTTATAGACAGTCACGTCAAAGAAGATGCCTGTAAAGGTATCGCTGACTGCTGCCAAGATAGGCAAGGTATCAAACATGCCATCAGCTTTGTCCAACACGATTTCGTTGTTGACGCCGATTTCAATTACCTGTCCAGCGGTAGGTGCCGGAGCATTGAATATCAGCTGTGTGCCGGAGGTGGTATAATGCACACCTGGTGTCTTCTGTGTGTTGTCTACGAATACCTTGATCTGGCTAGGGCGGGCGATGCGGAAATCCAGGTCATATGTAGAACCTCCAGCAGACACTATGGTCTGCGACGCATTGCCAATGAAAAGCCTTTTCTTATCCGTGGCATAGCCTAGCTCGCCTTCCTTGAGAATTGGTAGCTCTTCAAAGAGTCCTCGCCTTAATTGTATCCGAGAAATCAGGGTATCTGTCATCGTTTTTAACCTCGCTCAGAGCTATTTAGCTATAGAACTCTTCCACGCGGCGGGTCCAAGCATCACATGCGTCTTGCCATTTGCTGCCTTCTAAAACAAAGGTCTTGTAGCCACCGTCACGTGCTGCCATGAATATCGCTCCAGATTTGATGTCAGTGCCATATACTTCGTTGTGTGCTAGACCATATGCTGCCAGCTGCATGAAATAGTCCTGCACCCACTCTTCTTTCTTGACCAGCTTGGAGGTCTTGTGATCCATGATAGCAGGCATACCCTTGAACACGCCAATCAAGTCTGCTGTGCCAGCATACAGTCCTGGATAATATAACGGCTGTTCCATGGCCCATATCTCGTCGACTTCGACCAGACCTTGGTTGATGATGTTGTCAGCCAGCTTGGCTGCCATGACTCGCACTTCGTTGGTACCGCTGGGTCTTTCTTCCCCAAGGATGAAATTCTCAACGTGCTTGTGTACCAGTGTGCCCAGGCCAGTGGATTCTTTGGAGATGCGATTGGCTTCAGCTTCGCCCACACGCTTGCGCCACTCAATCAGGGCAGTCTTGTCGCCAGTCTTGCCCAGGATCTCTGTCACAGATGGTAACCTTTCACCACCATTGGGTGTGAGATACTTGCGGCCACCTGGCCCATCTATGCGCTCTAAACGGTGATATACTACAGGAGGATTTATCGTGATCATCGCTTAGTGTAAGCGATT